GATAGAAAATATTTTCGAACTTTATTCAAATAAACTTTATTTAAATAAAATCACTTTTATAGTTGACCAACTCAATGGTTATATGTTAAACTATACATACAGTCGAGAAAGGAGTGATGTCAATTGAAAGTTACAGCGAGGTATCTCAAAGTCACTTATCAAGGTGTCGTACCTGAAACAGTCAAAGAGGGTGGACTAACAGAGCCACGAGAATTTATAACAGAGAGGACTAGATTGAAGTATGACAAGTTGAAAAATGAGGTACTAAAACATGTTCCGTTCAATGATGTTAAATTACTAACATGTGAGCATATGACAACTAAAGTAGACGTACCAGTTCAGGTGGTACTAAATTATGGGTATATCGAATAGGAGGATATAATATGAATAAAGTTATATTGGTAGGACGTGCAACTAAAGATACAGATTATAGAGGTGGAGAAAAGGCATACGCTAGATACACGCTAGCTGTAGACAGATACGGTGATGGTGCAGACTTCATCAACTGTGTAGCCTTTGGCAAGTCAGCAGATTTCGCTGGTAAGTATATCAAAAAGGGAACTAAGATTCTCGTTGAGGGTCACATTACTACAGGCTCATATACAGACAAGAATGGCAAGGTGCAGTATACCACTGACGTTATAGTTGACAGACATGAGTTTGTTGAGAGTAAAAAGGCGAGTCCACAGACAGCTGATACGGTTGCTGTTAATGGAGAGCTACCGTTCAACTAGAATGTTTAACGGTACAAAAGAGGGCTACTACATGGTAGCCCTTATTTAGACAAAAGAGGTGACAATATGGTAAGAGAAGATTTAACAGACAGTCAAGAACAGCAACTTGACGATTTCTTATACACATTCAATAGAGGTGTTTTGACTCCTATGAGACGTAGAATGGGTAGTAAGAATGTCATAAATGACATTACCGAAGATTTTATCTTGAGTTGGTCTAACAATTGGCGAGACGTCAAGAATATGATGAAATGGATTTCAGACCAGCCCACGTTATCTTATGTGCTGTCCAAAGAGTCACCCATAGCACAGCAACAGTTTACGCTGGCTCAAGAGCGTAGAAACGAGTATAATTTAGCAATGTTAGAGAAGATAGAAAACACAACTCCATACAAGGAAGAATTTAGAGACGTTGTTGGTAGTGTAGAAGAGGCGAGACGTAGATACAGGCAACAAAATGATGATTTGACAAAGGAAAAGGATAGGTATTATAAAACCAAATACAGAGAGTCTATAAAATATGGTGAGGAAGAGTCTAGAAGAAGAGCCGAAAGGGCACACTTGCGAGCATGGAGAGATATTTTAAATGACACTATACCACACTTGGCTCAAATTGACCCTGAGGTCTGCAACTTCTTCATGAAAAAAGTTACACCAGAACAAGTAGCTGTGATGATTTCTCAAGACCCATATGTAACAATTGATTATATGTATGAGGCACAATTTCATCCTATATTTGACCCTGACTCTCAAGAAGTCATGCAGGTCAAGAACATTGTCGAGTCACTACGTAAATGGTATCTACTTTTTAGTAAGGAAGATGAGGATGAGTAAAAAATTTGCTATTGCAGATTTTGAAACTACCACAGACCCTGACGATTGCAGAGTCTGGGCGTGGGCAATATGTGACCTAGAAAATTATGAAAAACTCAGGGGTACTGACATTGACTCTTTCATGAGGCTAGTGTCAGACCCTATGTTTAACTACACAGTATTTTTTCATAATTTGAAATTTGACGGTGATTTTATTATGAATTGGCTTTTCAAGCATGGTTTCAAGTATGTCGAGTCAAGAGACGAATTATCCGATAAAACATTTACTTGTCTAATTGCTACTAACGGTCAATTCTTCACAATGGACATTATGTTTCAAAATCGTGGTAATTATAAAAATCAAGTGCATATACAAGACTCTTTAAAGATTCTGCCTATTCCTGTAAGGGATATAGCGACAGCCTTTAATTTACCTATATTAAAGGGTGAGATTGACTATAAAGCCTATAGAGAGGTTGGTTATCAGCCTACTAAAGAGGAATGGGATTACATTGACAATGATGTTGAGATAGTTGCCAGAGGTCTAAAAGAGTTCTTTGCATTAAACCTCAAGAAAATGACTTTATCTGGAGACGCTTTATTCTCTTACAAAAAGTCAATCGGTGGGGCTAAACAATTTAACAGGTATTTTCCCAAACTAGACTATGACAGTTTCCTGAGACCGTCATACAAGGGCGGTTATGTTTACGTAAAAGAGGATAGACGAGGCGAGACCATAGGCTCAGGGCTTGTATTTGACGTAAATAGCCTCTATCCCAGCGTCATGTATAATGAACTACTACCCTATTACGACGGAGTCTATTTTGAGGGCGATTTCGAGCCTACAAGCAAATATCCTTTAGCGATAATGAATGTAGACATATGTTTTGACTTAAAACCAAAACATCTGCCAACAATTCAGATTAAAAAGGGTTATTTGCAGTTTAAGGCTACTGAGTACCAGTCAACATCTAATGGAGACATAATCAATATGACATTAACCAGCGTGGATTTAGACCTTATAAAAGAGCATTATGACATATCATATCTTGAGATTATAGACGGTTATAAATTCATGGGTAGAAAAGGTTTATTTAAAGATTATATCGACCATTGGACAGAGGTTAAGATAAGGGCTGGCAAAGAGGGCAATAAAGCACTCAGATTTATTGCTAAACGTATGTTAAACTCATTATATGGCAAGTTTGGAACTAACCCAAACGCTACATGCAAAGTGCCATATCTTGAGGACGGTGAGGGTATAAAGTTTTACACAGGAGAGGAAAAGACAAAAGACCCTGTATATTTGCCTATGGCTAGTTTTATAACAGCCTACGCAAGAAAAAAGACCATAACAACTGCTCAATCGGTTTACGACAGGTTCATATACTCTGACACAGACTCAATTCACATTGAGGGTACGGAAATACCAGAGGGGCTTGAAGTTGACGATTTTAAGCTAGGTGCATGGGCTTTAGAGTCAAAGTTTACAAAGGCTAAATTCCTGAGACAAAAGTGTTATGTTGAGGAAATAGACGGTGAATTGGAGGTAACAGTTGCAGGTATGCCTCCACAATGTCACAAGCACGTTACATTCGACAACTTTAAGTTAGGGTCAAGATATGACGGTAAATTAGTGCCACAGCGAGTTGACGGAGGCATTGTGCTAAAAGACATAAAATTCACTATAAAAGCCTAACAAATAGTGGACTAAACGAGGGTTTACAGTGTATAATTGACCTATAGGGAACTTGGGATTTAATGTCAATTAGCTATGCTTGAGTGTAATGGACGTGGCGAGCGTACTCAACATGAAGTAAATTCCACTTTACCGTTGACAATCCCTCTTTTCCCTAGCTTGAGGGGAGATTTATATGGCAAATGACAATATATTCTTTGACGCTGACAGGACGTTATCACACAACAGGTTATTTAACTGGGTGATAGGTGCCAGAGGTGTTGGCAAAACATTTAATTCTCTTGAATATGCTATAAGACGGTATAAAAAGGGAAAAGGGCAGTTTATCTACCTAAGACGCTTTAAAGAAGAGATTAAGAATACCAAAATGGAAAAGTTATTTTCACCTTTAGAGCGAGAGGGAGTTGTTGAGCATGTTGACTACAACAACGGGGCTTTTTATTTAAAAGAAGAATTAGAGCCATGTGGCTATGCTTTTGGCTTATCATCTACTGAAAAGTCAATGGCTTTACCAGATGTAAGCTTGATAATTTTTGATGAGTTTTTGATTGAAAAAGGCTATAAACGCTATTTGAATGATGAGGTTGAGACGTTTCTCAACTTCTATGAGACTGTGGCACGTATGCGTGATGTGCCAGTCTTATTTTTGTCAAACGCTGTTAGCTTTTATAATCCATATTTTGTATATTTTGATTTGACTACACCTTTTAATTCTGAGTTCAAGAAAAAGGGTGAGCATTTAGTACAGCTGGTCAAGTCAGAAAAATATAGTGAGGTTAAGAAACAGACTAGATTTTATGACATTATAGGCGATACAAGATACGCAGAGTATTCTGTTGAGAATAAGCCTCTCTATGATTATAATAGAAAGCAAGTTGGCAGAAAAAGCAATAGAGCCATAAATCTTTTCAATATTAAAACAGAGCAGGGAGTTTATGGTTTTTGGTCTGATTTTGCTAACCAGCTTTTCTATATATCAAACGATTATGATGAAAAGATAGTCACATATTCGTTGCACACATCTGTACATGACAATGATGACATACTATTAAAGGGTAACAATTATCACATGAAGTTATTCAAAGATGTATTTTACAAAGGCTTATTATATTTTGAGTCTGCTAAGATACAAATGGTATTCTCAGACATTGTTAAAAAATTCTAGGAGGTACGAGAAATGGCTGATTTAGATGTAAAAGATGAAAAACCAAAAGAAAACCCCATAAGGGGAATGATTGCTCAGGTTCTTGAGAAAAAGGACGCTGAGGGAGAATTGATGACACTAGTGTCAGATATGAAAGATGAAGTTGACACTATGGAGGCTACGATTGCTAACCTCGTTGACGAGGTTTCCAATAAAACTAATCAGATTGAGGACTTAAGGAGTGCTAATCTATCTTTACTCCGAAAATACGGTAGTATGCCTGATAACTCTACCAGACATGAGGACTCATTTGAGGAAGAAAAACCAAAAGAGATTTCAATGGATGAAGTCTTAAAACTTTTTTAAGGAGGAAAAACAATGGCAGACGGAAACAGAGCGATAATTGTGTCTAATGCAATTCGAGGCAATGCGTCTGATATGTTTCAGGATAGAGTGCCACAGGCAACAGCTGATAACATCAGACAGTTTTCTAAACCTATTCTAGAGTTTAGCCCATTGCAGAATGAGTTCATTTCTGGATTGGTTCAGCGTATTTGCGTTAGCGTAACAATGTCAAAGATTTACCAGAATCCTTTGGCACAGTTCAAAAAGGGTGCTATTCCACTTGGAACTGTAGCACAGGAGATTTTCACTAACCCTGCTAAAGATGAGGGATTTAGTGGCAATGGTATCACTACAGTTGGTGGAGTACAGAAAACAGCACTCAATATCACATATCCTGATACAAAGGCTCTTTATTACTCACGTAACAGAGAGAGTCAGTACCCTGTGTCAGTATCGTCACAGCAGTTGCGTTCAGCATTTGTTTCATGGGAGGCACTTGATGACCTTATTGCCTCTATTGTAAACAGTATGTATTCAGGTGACAACATTGACGAGTTTACACTCATGAAACAGCTTTTTGTTGACGCTGTATCAAACAACATGCTTGTTACTCAGACAGTGGCTGACCCTACAGCCAGTGACGCAAACGCTAAGGCGTTTATCAAGGCTGTAAACACTGTATCTGGAAAAATGAGATTTCCTAGTGCGAACTACAACAGATACATTGAGCAGGAGGGAGCTACTGGAGAGCCTATCATCACATGGACAGAGCGTGACCAGCAGGTTATTATCATGCGTTCAGACGTTCTTGCCTCTGTTGAGCTTGATGTTCTTGCATTTGCATTTAATATGTCAAAGGCAGACTTTAGAGCTAGAGTCGTAGAGGTTGACGAATTTAATGGTAATGAAAACATCTTGGCTGTAGTTTGTGACTCTGCTCTTATCAGAGTTTATGACAACTTGACAGAAATGTCAGAGCAGTACAACGCTAAGGGTCTTTTCTGGAACTACTTTTGGAACCACTGGGAGACTCTTGCACTTACACTCTTTGCTAATGCTTGCGTATTTATTTCAGAGAGTGAGTCACTATTCTCAATCGACATTAACGCTGAGTCTAGTGCAGACGCTACTATTACAGTTCCAACATCTGCGACAGCAGGTACAACTGTAAAAGGTAAGATTGAGTGGGCTAAGGGAACATCAGGAAAACTTTTCTTAGGTGAAACCGAACTTGAAGTTGGTCTTGACGGTTCATTTAGCTTTACAATGCCAGAGGCAGACGCTACACTTAAAGCTGTAGCTGACTAATAATTCATAGATAGGAGGGCTGTGCATGTCTTTTGACCCTAATACAATAGTACATTTACTCAAAGTTCCGCTTATAAATGACGGTGCGAATACCTTTACTTTTAGTGATAGGACTGCACAGTTCAACTATTTTAAGAGTAAAAGAGTTGAAACCTTAGACGCCTCAGATTTCACATATCAGCGTAGAGACGGTGTAATGAGAGTCAATGCTGTTGCTGAGGATTTGTGGGGTATAAACTATGTCATGTATCAAAACAACAACTTTGGTGGCAAGTGGTTTTATGCCTTTGCCTCAATCGAATATGTAAACCCTAACGTGACAAATATAAAACTTACGACCGATTATTGGCAGACATTTTTATTTGACTTTCAATTAGGAAACTGTCGAATAGAGCGAGAGATTATTAGAAAAGCTAATGATACTAGATTTCAATATGATTTGCCAGAGGCTGTTGGTGTATCTGAGTATGTTGTTGAGGACGCTCTTTTGTATGGTGAAAGTTCTTATAATAAAAGTGATTATGAGGTTGGTGGCTGGATAATCGCCAGTCAGGTCAATATTACATTGTCTCCCGCTAGAAGAGCAGGAGGTGGCAAATATAACGGAACATATTATCCTTTAACAATGTATCTTGTAAAGGACGCAGATGTGAATAATGTAAATCTAGTTGTTGACGCCATAAACAGGGTATATGACAACGGTATAAATTACATACAAGCTATTCCTAAATTTGTAGTCGATAAATTAGCCCCTCATGTAGTAGAAACAACTGAGGGTTCTGGTATTGGTATAATTGGAAATACACAGTTTTTAACTGAATTAGAGTTTGGGATAGATATGCAAGCTTGGTTTGACCAAGGCACTATATCTGGTTATACTATTAGAAATAATAAGACTTATAATTATACATCTCTAGTTGCCACTAACCACGCTGGTAGTGGAAAGGAATATAATTTTCTAAACTGGGAGACTTACCCTGACGGTTCATATCATTTTAGGGCTTATGGAAATATAAATGAGGGGTGTAATGTTATGTTTGCACCTTACCATTATTACCATGCTAATGGTATAATGTATGATTATGGTTTTACTACTCAGACATACCCTACAATGGGATATATTATTGAAAAGTCAAATTATTTCCAATTTCAACAGCAATTACAAGCTGGCAGACTTGAGTCTTCTTCATGGGGTGCACTTGCACAAGCAGTTGGTTCAGCTACAGGATATGGCTTGACACTTGGTTTAGCAGGTGCAGGGTCAGGAGCGTCATCAGGGTTCTTGTCAGCGTCAACAGCGAGTTTAGCAGGTGGAATGACAGGAACTACAGCTGGTATGCAGGGAGGTGCTGGTGCTTTAGGTCAGTTAGGACAGAATGTTGCTATATCCTTAGACTTGTCAAGGCAGGGCAATGAGTTTGATAAGCTGAAACAAGAGCAATACTTGTCAACGCCTTATCAGTTTGGCGGTATTCAAGGTTCAACTTCAAACTTTGCTGTATCGAAGAATATAGCACCAGAGTTTTACTGGAAAGTTCCTAAACGAGATGAAGTCAGAATGATTGATACGTATTTTGATATGTATGGATATGCGGTCGAGAGAACTGGCACACCTAACTTTAAAAAGAGGTCAAAGTGGGATTATTGCAAGTGTCGTTCAGTCGTATTTGCTAATCAAAATATGCCACAGGAGGCAAGTAATCACATAAGAGAAACACTTTTAAGTGGCATGACATTCTGGCACAACCCACAGACAAATACACCTTATGATTATTCTCAGAGTAACCCTGACGCTAGTTAATGGAGGATTGATATGAGAAAAAGAAACAACACTAATAAACAACAGGCTGTTGAAAACGCAAGGATATTTCAATGCTACTATGACTGGCTGAAAAATATTGCTTTAGCAGAATTTCAATGGCTTAATCTGCCAGACAGTATGAATGAAAGGTTCTTAGAGTTGAGCCTTTATCAAAATGGTAAGGCTTTAATTGCACCTGACAAGAAGTACAAAACTGGTATAATAAATCTTAGGGCTACACCTAATGGACAGATGAACATATATGAAAACTTTGTTAGGTATCACGGTTATAGTATACAGTATGACGCTGAGTATGACGCAGACGAATGTGTATACGTTAGAAATAACCGTACAACTACTCCAACAGACCTTTATATCTATATGTGGGCTGAACGTCTAGCTAAGATAGAGATTGCCATACAGGCAAATATCAGCGTACAGAGATTTCCTATTATAGCAAAGACAACAGACGCTCAGAGAATGTCTATGGAGAATATGCTTGAAAAGTTTGAGGGTGGGGTTCCATTTATAATATCTGATAAGTCGTTTGATGAATATAATAATCTTAGTGTGTTTAACACTAGTGTTCCTATGATTGCACCTGACTTATTCGAATTAAAGAAACAGACCTTTAATGACTGTTTAACATTCTTAGGAATTAACAATGCCAACAATGAAAAGGCTAACAGAATGTTGGTAGATGAAGTTAATGCAAATAATGAGAATATTGGACTTGCTTGTGCCTCATTCTGGGAACAGCGAAAAGTTGCTTGTCTTGAGGCTAATGAAAAGTTTGGTCTTAATATAGATGTTAAAAAGAGAAACATCAATGAGTTGTTGCAAATTGTTGCTGGAGAGCCTATTGATAATTTAGGAGGTAATGAAGATGATAACAATACAAGCACTGAATAAGAAAATTCATGAGTTTATTAAGACACACGGAACACACGATATGTCAGTCAAGACATATTCAAGTGGTGTTTGTGAGCGTAGGTGGGATTTTTCGGACAATGCCTATTTTGTTACTAAGAGTACACGCCAGACCTTTACAAATAATGTGACTGTACATGGCACAACATTTCCTATTAAACAGGATAGTTATACTATAGAGTATTGGTCAAGTGAGGACACAACACATAAATACACAAACGATTTATACAGGGAGGAATAACACATGAACGATTTAATTACAGCAATTGGAACAGTGGGGTTTCCTATTGTAATGGCACTTATAGAGGGCTATTACATTGTCACTCGCATGGATAAGATGACTGATGTGGTACAGCAAAACACACAGATAATTAAATTGCTGTATGAGCGTTTAGGTGAAGAACAGGAGGAATAATATGAGATATATTAAAGCCCATAAGGCTAGACTTCATGGTGGGAGAAATAAGAAGTCAATCAAATACATTGTAATACATTATACAGCTGGTGTCGGTGATACAGCTGAGGGTAACTGTAGATATTTTAGCAGACTTGATAACCCTAAACTAACAACTGGGGCACACTTCTTTGTAGACCATATGGGTAATTGCATAAAGTCTATTCCTATGAATCAGATTGCCTATTCTGTTGGTGGAGAATACAACACAGATGTGGCTAAATATTATAAGAAATGTACAAACGCTAACAGCGTTAGTATAGAGATTGCAAACCTTGTAAATGGTGACTTAAAGGCAGGTCATTATATCGGTCTTAAAAAGGCTATTAAATACATTAAGAAGTATTGCCCTAATGCCAAAACAATCATCAGACACTGGGATGTTAATGGCAAGGTTTGTCCTTATGGTTTAACAGGAAATGACAACGCAAAGTGGGAAACACTTCGCAAAGAATTATATAGAATGTTAGAGGGTGAGTAAATGGGATTTTATACTCCTACAGTTGACAATTTAATTAGAAGTAATTTTGACTTAGGGCTTAAAAACTATCCTATTTTCAATGAGAATTATCGTGAGAGGCTCAATAATAAAATCCTTGACCACTACAGATTTAGGGAGATTGGACTAGAGACTCCTACACTATTTAAGTTCTATTTAAATAGAAAACTCAATGAAATAATGCCCTATTACAATCAGTTATATATGTCAGAACTTTTAGAATTTGACCCTATTACAAATTATGAATTTACTGAGAAATTTGACGGATTACATAAGGGTAATAAGGTTGACACAAATCATAAGACTGAAAATGAAACTAAAGACTCAGACATGTTCAAAGACGGAACAGAGAATGAGGATAAGAACGAGCGTGAGTCTATTGGAACAGACACTTCTGAACACAGCAGTCTTGACAGTTCGACAAATGTAGATGAAGTTGCTGGGCGTGAGGAAAGTAACCACACCTCAACAGACTCTCAGAGTTCAACAACAAATACAGACAACCCTGATAAAGACGGTAGTACCAGCTGGAGTAAAAATGTTTTCTCAGATACACCACAAGGTCTGCTGTCTGGTCAATCTTGGCAAGACCCAGCGACCGATAACAACTATGCCACCAATGCTGGTTATACAGTCACTAAGTCAGACCTAAAAGACAAATACATGAAAACAGACACAGACAACGACAGCACCTCACAGACAGACGGTATCACAAGTCGTGATGATGTGATGAATAGAGACACTCTGACAAGTGAGACAAACGACTCCACAAAGTCTAAGAGTGAGGATAGGGAAACTTCTTATGATAAAGGTAAACAGTATCAGGATAATGAAAATTATTCTCATGCTATTAACGCTGTAATAGACGCTATTGGAACTAGTGATGTTGACAACACAGATGATAATTTGACACACCTGTTTGGCTATAAAAACGTCAGCCCGTCAACACTTCTAAATAAGTTCCGTGAGACATTCCTGAATATAGACATGATGATAATTGATGAATTATCTGAGTTGTTTATGTCAATATATTAAGGAGGGTAACAGATGAAAATAATTAGACCTATACCTTTGTTATCGCCTTTTACAATGCCAACTGTTTATGATGACTCGTTATCTTATGAAGAGCATTTAGCTAGAGTTATAGCAAAACTCAATGAGGTAATCGAAAATTATAACGGTGTCATTGATGAAACAAAGGCGTATACAGACAAGGCAATAGCTACACTTAATAAGTCATTAACAAAGACTATAAACGAACTTAGAGTTTATCTTGATGACGCTACTAGCACTCTGGAAAAGAGTATTAAGTCTGTAGATGACGCCAGCAAACAAAGATATGAACGTCTATTGTCTACGCTCAATGCTAATGTTAGACAGCTTAGGATTGAGATTAAGGCTACTGAGACAAGGCTTGAGAAATTAGCTTACCAGTATTTCATACAGGGAAAAACATATACCCTTGCTAGATTTACTGAAGAACGAATCCACAGAGAAATGGACATTGCTGTAATCAATACAAGACTTGACACTTTGGTTGACGAGTTCCCACTTGTCTACAACATGTTTAAAGCCAAAGAGGACACACTACAGCATACACTGAATAATATTTATTCAGGTCTTAGAACATTGTGCATGACCGTCAAATCATTTGATACCATAGGCAAGACGGTTGAAGAAATAGACAATCTTGACTTAAATGCTTACCAGTGGGATGTTTATTCAGGCTATATATTCCGTGGTAATAAGTTGAATATGTATGACCCTTATACAGGTGAGTTTATTGACCCTCGTAAGGTCATCATCAAAAACTTCAACAAACTGGCTTACAATGGCAAATCAGCTGAGGAATTTGACGCTCTAAACATTAGTGCGGAGGATTTTGACGCAAGTGATTTTGACGCACTCATGCAGGACATTGACAGAGAGTATACATCACAGGTGCTTGATAACATTAACAAATATTACAATCCTGTAGTGACTCTTTATGAGGGTGACTCTGATATTGTAGCAAATGTAACTATACCAGATGACATTGACACCATTCGCATTTACTACGATAAACCATTTCTTAGTGGTAGTAGCACGGTTATTTCGCATTATAGCAGAGGTATTCTTGAGATTACGAACATTACCACAGGTACTATATCAGAACGTCTGGAAGAGTATCAAATGGACGGTACAAACCTATATATGTACACAAGATATATCACTATTGATGATAAACAACTCTCTTGTGACAGAGCACAGCGTGCAACATTTAACGGTGAAACAATTAGTTTTGACGCATTGAGAATCAGACGAATTGAGGGCATTAAGCCTATCAAACATTTTCTTTAAGGGGGATTTTAATAATGGCAGATACAAATGTAATTAGTGGCGTTGAGGTTGGAAATTCATATAGTGCTACAGGACATACTGAGCATTATAACTTGCCTATTTACAACGCTACAGACAAAGTATCATTCCTTGTAGATTGGAATGGTGCAATGCGAGAAATTGACGATTTACTTTATCAGGTAAAGTCAACTGGTGAGGTAAGCGAACAGCAGATTTTAGCCTTGCAGACAGCACTTGAGACAGCTCAGACAACTATTCAGCAGATTACAATCAATATTGATAAACTTACTCATGATTTAGGTGATGTATCAGCTGATAACGTAGAGTTGCATAACAGAGTAGATACTCTTGACACAAACTACACAGAGTTGTCTAGTCTTATCGCTAGTATGCAGACACTTGTAAACAACTTGTCTACAAAGGTAGACAATCTTGATGCTAGTGTAAATGAAATTGGTGACATTGCTGAACAGGCACAGAGAGATGTGGCTAGTCTATCGGCTAGACCAATTCCAATTAGACTTACAGCTGTGGCAACTGTTGAAACTTCACCTACTTCTGGATATAATGCGGTATCAGCACGTATTCCTATATCGGAGTTTACAGCTAAGGGTGTAGACTTTAACAAATTTGACGTTATCAACGTGGGTGTTACAAAGGGTACATCAACAAACAACATATTGACTAGTCCGTTTATGGGAACATTTATGTTGCAAAGTGAAAACCCTTATGTTGTAGCTAGAGAAAATGACGGGTTGAATGTAAAGTTTTATGTTGGTGACATTTATGTGCCTACAGGCTCAACAGCTTATATTGTTGCGTACGTTGTTAAGAATGATTAGTGAGGTGTTTATATGACTATTGATGACGCTAAGTCAATGATAGGTTCATCTGGTCATACACCTAAGGCAGGTCTACCACTCTATTCTGAGGGTGATAGACCTAGCTATTTAGGTGATTGGAATGGTGCAATGTTAATCATTGACAACTTTATAAATCAGCTGACAGAGAATGACAGCTTAAACGTAGCTACTGTTAGATTTATCCTTGACAAACTGGTTGACCTTGACCAGCGTGTAACAGCCCTTGAGGGTGGTGGATTTACTGTTGAGGATTATGTGCCTATATATGCTAGTATAGGTGAAACGATAGGGGGTACGGTAGAATGAATTATATCTTAAAATTTGATACGATAACTTATTTGACAGCTAATCCTAATGCTACTTTTGGAGATGTATTTCAGAATGTACTCTTGCCAAAGGTTCAGGAAGTTTTTCCTACAGCCCGATATGAAGAAATGCCTACTGGAGGTAGGGTAGTGCCATGTATTCTTTTACCTTGGGCGGATGGTACGATTGATGGTAACTTGTTTATATGGGTTGGTTGGACAACATCTGCGTCAACTGTGATAGGCACATCTAACCTTAATGTTGAACTTGGAGTTATCAATTCTGTAGAATCTACTGGATTTACGGATATGCGTTGCTTTGTTGCAATGGTTGGTGAAACATCAAGACAGGCAACATATCCGTCTGGTCTTAAACCAACTGATTATAATACATATATGAGAGTGCTTAAACATAATGACGGTTACAATATTGGTATAGCACAATGGAAAAATTCCGATAATTTTGTGACTTGTTCAATGCCTTATTTCATCACTCGATTTAAAAAAGGTGATGATTTAGTAAATGGTGTAATGTCTTATCCGTTCAACAATGGTAACTCCATAGCACCCTCTGTTATTGAGATTGGAATCGCTGAAAATGGTGCAATGAATAGTGAGAAAATATATTTGCAAAGTCCATATTCTGTAAGCAATAATGGCTATTGGAAAGCTGGAGAAGGGCTTGTAAGCCCATTAAGCACAGGTGCATATACACACCCAACATTCTATATGTTTAGTGGTGCATATACTAGTCTATCAGCAAACACAATATCTAATAGCAACACAAACATAGATAGATTGAGGAATAGCGAATTTGAAGATAATATGTGGATTGATAATGCTTTTACGATTGACGGGAAATCCTTTGACGCATGGCTTTTGTCAGACGTTCATACAAATGCTATAGCTGGTGTAGGTTTCTGTCGTAAACACATTGCTGACAATCCTAACACCTAGTGGATTATAAATAGAGGTATATGGTATAATAAAATATAGGCTACAAGTTGCTCATATTTTTAGTATCTCCTTTTCTCTTTTCAATTATTTCTATCTCAAAAGACCAGAGTATTAACTCTGGTCTTTGTTTTATTCGCTGTCAGCTATTTCTATATAGGGTCTGCTACTACGCTCATCATACCTGAAACGCTTTACGTTTCTATTACCAAACAGCTTTTCAATATCCTCAGAATCGAATACTCTCTGATTACCTTGAAAATGAACCTCTGTAACATCAAAAGTGTTTATAATAGGCAATAAATCATTTACGGTCATTATTACACCTCCCTTGCTATTTTAGACGCTACTTTCATGAATTTATATTCTCGCTCATCTTTTCTGAATTTACAGCCTAGACCGTCTATACCAGCTGGTGTTTGTATTATTAAAGCCTCACACTCTTTACCCTTATTAAATAGGCAATGGTCGCATTTATACTGAGGGTTATTCTTTGCTTGCTTTTCTCCTCTCACCATAAATCTGTGAGTGAGTGTGTTGTATTGCCCTTTGGTTATCTCTGTCATTCTTCCACCTCCCTGAAATATTTGAACACTTCATCTGTAGACATTTTAATTGTAGTTGCACCCTTGCTAACATATGAATTATCAGCATATTCATAAATAGTCCACCTTTGGTTTGGGTGTAGTGCTACCTCTATTGCAAAGTCATTTCCATTATAGATTAACATCATTTTCTTTATTGGTTTGACCGTGTATATCATTCTTACACCTCTTTTCGCTCTCTTTAATTACGTATCTATAAAACGCACTACGTATCGCCTCACGCCAGAAATACTTGTCTAAGGGTATTACTGGTAAAATAAACCACCTTGTCATGTTAGTTCCTCCCCTCTAAAATTGCCTTTAGTTCTTCTAAAAATTCGCCACAATCTCCCGTTGACATTCCAATGTAGCCCTCACTCTCAGCCGATTTTACGTGTCCTTTTGCTATTGCTATTCGCTTTAAAGCGTTGCTTATTTTGTTAACTTCTGGTGATTTGTTACTATATTCTTTGTTTGAAAACATATTTATCACCTCTCATTTAATATTGATTTTAATTTCTCTAAATGCTCTATGTCACTACGTATAGAGACTTCTGTGTAACCCTGTTTCTCAGCCTCTTTTAACCTACTTAAAGCTATGTGAATACTTTTTAAAGCACGTCTTACATTCTCACGAGTATTGCACATGTCGTTGTATTCAGTCCTGTTGGTTGGCATGGTTAGCACCTCCCTTTTACCATAAATATAAATAATTTCATCAAAAGCACCCTGCTGTTCTCGCAACTCAGCTATAAACTGTACTTGGGTTAAGTCCACAAGCGTTTCGTCAACGTCTGAGTAATACCTAACTATTCCGTTGGAATCTTTAGCCCTATACCCATAGCCTACCCATATGGACGCTATGAGACTTCGCATATCAAAATTAAAGCCAGTGGCTACTATACACCTTTCCGAACCGTCTTTGAGCCTTATTATAAGCTTATGATAGTTCATATTATCACCTATCCTCTCCAAACTGGGTACCAATTGCCCCGCCTATCTCTAACCCAATAACCTGTACTGTATGTGTCTGTTAAAGGGTCATATACTTTGACGCCTGTGTAAATCATTCTTCTTCACTCCTATCCAATAACTCAAATAATTCATCTTGAAGTCGCTGACATTCTTCCAACAACTCAGAACATTGTGCCACTATATCCCCTGATTGAATTTCTAATTTATCTATAACTTCCATTATTTCTTTTTTGCTCATTCTTCTTCACCTCTCTTATCTAGACACATATAGTCTTTAATGACCTTGACATTATTGTCTAGGTTATCTCTTAAACCCATAAATATTAGAGCCTTACCATAGTTTTCCTGATTACAATAATTCTCAAATTTTGCACCAGCTATTATTCTAGCACTCTCAATATAATCTAGTAGCATTGCTAGGGTTTCAAATTCATCTTCGCTCATTCTTATTCACCTCTCTTATCTCTCTTAGCTTAGCGTAGATAACACTAGCTAGTTTCTCTTCACATTCCTGCTCATATGCTAATAGTGTTTTAGGGTTATCAGCGTTTAACAGCTCATTGTAAGCTGTTATGAAATCTACTGAGGCTCTGGCTAGCTCTGACAATGTTTCACGTGAAACATAAGGTGTCTCATTATCACACATTGCACTGCACATTTCCTCAGCGTTGTCTGTAGTAAATTCTCTTTGCATATTACCACCTCTCTCCTAGTCCTGCTATTTCATAACCTAAAACAAATCCCAACCCTGTTACAAACATTGCTTGCCCGTAGTCCTCTGAAATGAATATTACGCCCAGCCAGAGGGCTGTTAGGGCTAATAAATATAGTAGTCTACTTAATAATTTCATCTTTATTCTCCTTTCGTAAGATTATTGCAACAACACCATGCACATCCGTCTGTATCATTGATATTTGACGGTTTAATAATCTCCATGTCAAATAATCTGACGGATATTCACTATATATTGTACAAGAGTGTGCTTGTAATAGCTTGTGATTATTATGTTCAATTATTGTGACTGGTGTTGTTGGTTCTAATAATTTTAATAGTTTCTTTACTTTCATTATTTCATCCCCTTTCCACATGTTGGACAGAAATTATAGATATGTTGTGTGTAGCAAGCACACTTTGGACATTTATATTTGTATTTTCCTCCATTTACTCTAATCCATTTGTCGTGGATATATTCTATTGATATTGATTTTATGATGTGTGTAGGTACTGTTAAATCCGCATACCCTGTCATCATTATAATAGTATTACCCTCTGTAGTGTCGTATATTGATAAGCAATCACTTCTTCTTACAATATCCTCTCTATTATCGTAGAACTTTATTCTAATTGTTTCTCTTGTCATTTCTTATACCTCACTTTCACTCTTAAATGCTTTTTACCGAACTTTTCAACCCGTTTGTGGTTTTTCATAAAAATATCAATGTGCTTGCCATTTATCATTCCCCCGCAGTCCTCAGCAATATACCACCTCTTTCCTATCTTAATTTTAGTTCCATATGGGAACACTTTAGGGTCTACAGCTATAGTATGTTTTGGTCTTGCCTTTTTGCCCGTGGCTGTCATTGCACCCCAATTTCCACTACAGATTTTACAAGGACAATAGGCTGTGACTAAACATCTAACTGTTTTTAGCTTTTTGCCTTGCTTTGCGTTTATAGTATTTACGCCTGTTATACTCACGCTGTTTTTCCAAACGCTCGTTTTCGGACTCGATAAAATCATCATATTCACTATTGATATAATCCATAGTGATACTTTTAAGTTCTTCATTACTTACCTCGCTTAAATCTGAATAATCGTCATCATTTAAATCAATCTCTGCGTATCTGAAATAATACGGGGTCTTAGTTGTTTTGAACGGTTTACCAGCTTTTTGAGCCATACATTGTTTAGCAATTGTGTTGACCTTTACACCAGTCTTTTCTGCTAACTCTGGAATAGTATCACAAATTATCACTGGAAACTCGTATTTGTCCTTTGTTACAGCCATATAGACTTTGCCTTTGCCATTTCTAATCATTCTTATCACCTCCAACTATTATGCCAAATACAACTCCTGATAGTACGTCATGCTTAGCCCTTAAAATAAGTATCTCCTGCAACAGTTCATCAATTTCTTCTAGAGTTCTCTTTGCTGTCATACGACTACAGCCCTGTTCAATAACCTTATCAAGTTCGTATATCTTTGACTCTTTAACAATAATCTCTAATCTAATAGCTTTTAATCTGTCCTTTATAATTTCCATATCTGTACCTCCTATTTTATCATAAAAATTTATTTAAATCAACTTTCCCACCCTATTATTTTTATTCTATCTCAACTTTTGAGATAAAACCGTTTATATAAGTTATTGTTACGGTCTGATTATCGTATTTATATATCTTTTTTGTTATGTGTACGCTACCCACGTATCTATCAATTCTATCATTAAATTCACCGTAACGCCTTACTTCTTTTTCTATCTCATATTTGTCTGCTAGCATAGGACAATCCCCCTCTCTTTTAATATTTCTCCTGTTTCCATGTCTACAATGTCTGTGACATCTTTATCTGTGATTAGTAGGCTTAATACTCGCCTTGTGTATACAACCTCACGACCGTCAGTAAATCTTACTAATAGTTCTCCGTGCATGTTTGACACCTCCTATCTGTTTGACTTGAGTCCATTTTATCATCTGAGTGATGTTATGTCAAGCATTATTTTTAAAATTTTTAAATATTTTTAAATAATTTCATCAATCCTCAGGAATGGGGGCTTTTTTCGACCCCGAAAAATTTGGATTTAATATTTTTGGACTTTGTTTTTCTGGCATTTTTCAGAAAATTTCAGAATCCAAAAAGTTTTTAGTTCCTGAAAAATAGGCGTTAATTTGTCCGAAAATTTTAAAAAATAAAAATTTTGATTTGAAAACTCGCCTTAGCGAGGGAGAGGGTCGAAAATTTGTTCGGAAAATTTGTTCGGTTTGTTCGGGCTGACCAGAGTGAGGGTGGACTAACCAGAGTGAGGCTGGACTAACCAGTGTTAGCATAGTCTAATCGAAAATTTGTTCGGCGAGGTCTGGCAGACAAATTAGTATTAACTAACTAGTGTTAGGGTGGACTAACCCTTGTTAGTGCTACCCTAACTTTTGTTAGGATAGACTAACTGGCTGTTGCTGGTCTGGGTTTTGAAAAAATTTTTCCCTTTATATAGAAGAAACTAAAAATTGAAAAAAGTTGCTGAAAAATGAAAAAAATTCTTGCTATACTCTATGACTTATGATATTCTATATATGAGGGCGGGAGGTATGCAATTTTATATTAGATTTTAGGAGGTTGAAAATTATGAGTATTGAAAAAATGACAAAGGACGAGTTGAAAAATCTTTATAACAACGTGAGAGAACTTGAAAAGCTATGCGATAACGCTTGCGAAAAGGCTCTTGCCTCTGGCGATATGTCTGAGGTTGATAGACTTGAGGATATGTTGCACCAGCTTATCAAGTTCGCTGGTGTTATCAATGTTAGAATAGAAAACTATAGATACTAGGAGGTTGATAATTATGAGTAAATCAAGTGAGAAAATCAAAGTTGCTGAACAGGTTGAAAAACGACTAAACGGTTATTATACAGGCACATGGAGAGTTATTTGTAAATGTGATGAGGGTATTGTAAATATCTATCATAACAACTATCTTAGATATCAAATCACTATTGATAACCTTAAATTAGATATGTGTTTAACTGATTTGTTAACGCATAAAATGGATATAGGAGGTAAAAAGCCCCGTGTCTTTGTCCGCTGGTATGGTGAAGAGGATGACACAATTAACGAATATTATTTCGACGTAGAGGGAACTCTACACGACGCTGAAAAGGTTGCCGAACATTTAAAGCATATCATGGATATACAAGGCACTGAGTATATAAGTTGTTATGCTACTACACTTTATTTTATTTAGGAGGTTTAGAGTTATGAAAAAATATGTATTAAAAACAGTGTTTGATTATTCGCTTATACACTTGCCTGAAAACAGTGTAACACCATATTGCGTGGCGTGGCTGTATAGTGAGGATACAGACAGCTGGGGACAAGGTCACTACTTTAGTGAATACGCTGACGCTGTCGATTATTTTAAGTTATGTGTAAAAAATGTGATTAGTGCGAAAACACTAGAATTAAATGAATTATAGGAGGTAAAAAGATATGTATAAAATTTACTGTGAGGGTTACTTAGTAGGTGTAAGAGAACTTACACCCGCTGAAGTTAAGGACTTAGAGAGTAACAAGGATATAATTGTAATAAGCTTATAATGTTTCACGTAAAGCAAGTTAGGAGGTTTTAAGTTATGGATAATTTTAACAAGTTTGATAAATTTACTAAGATTGTAAATACTCGTGTTTGTGATTTACTAGTAAATAGTTTCGGGAAAAATGATATTATGGAGTGTTTGTGTGAATATATCCACGACTACTTAGATTCATGGAAGTTTGAGGTTAAAAACGTGATTATACATGAAAAGTATGTTAAGGATAACTATAATTTTGTCGATATTGAATTTTGTATTTTATTTTAGGAGGTTTTAATATGTGTGATGTTAATTATTTAATCGAATTGTGTAACGGTATACCAAAATGTAGCGTTAACAAAGTACAATTTCATAAATGCCAATGTTGGATAAGTGACAGCTGGGAAGACTTGCGATATATACAAAGCTATAAAACTAGGGTTGCACTCATTGACGAGGTAGCGAAAATAGTTCATATTTTTGGAAAATACAGCCCTACAACGTCAAAACAGGTTACAAGGGTTATAAATGAATTGTTTTCTGACTATGAGGTTATACAGCATGATGTTACAAACTGGTAGAATAGGAGGTTGTGAGATATG